TCAGATAACAGCACAGGATAAGGCATCAGGCTCAATAGACAGAATAGCCCGAAAGTTCAATCCTCTCAATAAAAAAGCCAGAAAGTTCGACAAGAATATGTCGAAAGCAGACAGTACTATTAGAAAGTCTGGTGGTTCAATCAGCAAAATGACAAAGAAGTTAGGTGCTCTTGGTGCCATTGCTGCCACGGCATTTGCTGGATTCAAACTTGGAAAGCAGTTCTTAAATACCGCTGTAGAGTTTGAAAATCTAGGTGTACAGTTAAAATTCATTACAGGTAATGCAAAAGACGGTGCTAAAGCATTAAGCATTGTTGAAAAAGCCGCGGGTAAAAGTACCCATAGTATGAAAGAAATGGCATTGGCTACACCATCATTGTTAACAGTCAGTAGTGTAGACGAACTGGCCAGTACATTAGATATGGCTGGTGATATTGCGTCGGCTACAGGAATGAGTTTCCAAGATGTTGCAAGTCAGTTACAACGTACATTTAGTGGTGGTATTGGTGCCGCTGATATGTTCAGAGAAAAGGGCGTTAAAAGTATGCTTGGATTCCAAGAAGGAGTACAGTATACAGCGGCAGAATCTGAAAAGATGATACGAGACGCATTTAAAAACGGTACCACAACTCTTAAGGGCGCAAGTTCTGAAATGGCCAAGACTTGGGCTGGTCAGATGAGTATGATGGGGGATAAGTGGGATGCATTTCAAAGAAATACAATGTCAGGTGGTTTGTTCCCTACACTGAAACAGAATTTAACCAAAGTAAACAAATTCTTCGATAAAAATAAAGAATCTATTGATAAAATGGCTAAGGCAATAGGTTCAGGTCTGGGTTCGGCAGTAAATTGGATGATTGCGAATCTGTTCCCTGCTGTAAAAACCATAGCAGGTTTGTTTGCCGATCTTGTTAAAATAATAGCCCCTTTAGCAAAAGAATTATTCCCAGCAATATGGAAGGCATTATGGCCAATACGACTAGCATTCAAAGTCATAGCATTCGCCCTTAAAAATATTGTATTGCCAGTATTCAAGGTATTCATTGACATAATTACAAAGGTTGTAGAAGTAATGAATGATGTGGCCGACGCTGTGATAAAAGTTGTAAATTTAATGACTGGACCATTCAAAGCGGTAGGAAATTTCATTGCTGGTCTCTTTGGTGGGAATACCAGTGATGTCAATGTGGATAAAACACTTACTTCAAAGAATATTGTCGAAAAAATTGTTGATACTGAAGTCCCAAATAATACCTTCAACAAGAACGGTAAAAAAGGTGAATTAAAAACTACAAGTCTGGCAGTACCGACAAACTTAACAGTCAACGTCGCTAGATTGAACGTTGACGGTGCTGACCCAGTTGGAAGTCAACGAGCCCTAGAACAATTAATCAAGGGTGTTGCGTCTCAGACAGCAGTAGACGTTATCATTCAAAACCAGAAATTCGGAGGGATATATGCCTAGTATACCATTACCAAACAATTTGTCTATAAACTCATCATATGCACAATCAGGCCGAACAAGACTTGTAGAATTTGGTGACGGATACGTACAAAGAACACCGTTAGGAATCAACAATAGAATAAGAAGTATTATTGTAATACACGAGAACCTTAGTTCAATAGACGCGGCGACAGTACTATCTGTATATGATACTGTACAAGCGTCGGGTGACCCAATTACCATAACTGCTAATCAGATGTTAACAACAGACGGGAAGTTTCATCTATTAGAAGTCAATGTTGAAATGACAGATAATGATAGAAGAACTATTTCAGCATCTATGAGAGAGGTCTTTGACTTATAATGGCATACATTGAAGCAGAAGCACAAAAACTAGTCACTGACCCTATAGTTGACCTTGTTGAGTTTGATTTCACGTCAATTGGTAGAACAGAAAAAGTATATATAGCATCAAGTCTACAAACTGGCGCTGGTCCACAAACTGGACAACAAGTTAAGTTTCAATGGCAGGTCAATGATTATGAACACATAGACTTTAAAGCATCAGGATTCTTATCTGACTTAACGGGCTCAACAGCAGAACCTGAGTTGACGGTGGCAGCAGACTTACTATATGCATTATCATCGTGGCCAAGTCTTGACCTAATAGAATATAGAGGAGTCATAGTTAAGAGAAGAAGAGTGTTTGTGAGTAGTTCAGAAGCAGTACAACCACAGACATATTACATTAAAAAAGTTAATGCACTCAGTTCTAATACTATAACATTTATATTAACCGCTAATCGTAGTACAGAACGACTTAACAGAAAAAGTTCTAACATATTGGATATATAAATTATGCCAGCAGATAAATTACATTTAAAAACTAACTTCACAGGCGTACTCGACTTAGATAAAGAAGGTAACTGGGTACTTGATGTAGAAAAATACAACAAAACACTGTTAGCACAAAAAAAACAAACAAGCAAAGTTACGAATGCGTTAGATATACACGGCTCGCAAGTACAATTCTCAACGTACACCGCCAATAAAAATATTAAAGACGAAAAACCTATCACTGCTGATGGTATAGAAATGGGCTACCAAATTGAAAGAGGAGTTGTGCCAATTATATACGGTCACGTTGGAATGTCAAGTACACAGTATGATGCAGGACAAATTCTTAGTGATTTAGACTCATCGAAAGTTAGACAAACAATTAGAATACCACTGTCTGAAGGTCCTATCGTTGGTCTATCATATCAAGACCCAGCGACAGTTATTGATAATACAAATGTATACGTAACCCCTGGAATAGCAAACGCTGAACACGCCAAAGCAGTACTCATCAATCGTAAACATATAGTTGACCCAACAACAGATAAAGCAAACTATGAAGATATTGATGTAGTAGTAACAAAGGGCGCTGGTACCACTACAAACTATCAGACATTCTCAATTACACAGTATGAACCGTTGATTGCAAACCCGACAACTGGTGCATTAGACGTTCCTATTGAAGTAGAGGAACAAAAGACATTCTTAAACGACCTGTCAGACGTACTAGCAACAGACAAAGGCCCCGACAGTATTATTTATTGGAACTCAGATAACGGACAATGGGAATCCAAATCGCTAAGTGATATGATGCGTGATGCACAAGTGACAGTGACTGGTGGCACGGGCGGCACGGGCGGCACGGGTGGCGAGGGAGGAGACGGCGGACAAGGCGGAAGTGGTGGGGTCGGCTCATTCGCTGAAGCAATATATTACACTCAATGGAATCCACCACCAACACACGTTAGAGTTCAATACAGCGAAACAGGACAACCAGTAGACGAATCGAATGTAGTAACAACTACAACTACAACTGATCCAGAAGAATTACCAGCATCAATAACACCACACGGAGCACCATTAAGAAATATAGACCAAACAACACCAGAGTTCTCGTGTAATATGTCGTTTGCTAACGTTGACGAAAAAGTACAAGAAATATCGATTATAACGAACTTCCCAGATGGCTTATATAAAGAAATTAAGACTGAAACAGAGACTAAAACAAATCCAAACCCACACGCTGATTTACATCACGAAATTAAAATATGCGACACAATTAGAGAACCACTAGTAGCAATGGGAAGCAGTCTGAAAGACGCTCGAGGAACAGTACAGACAGATGGTGGTGGTAACTTAGAATGTCTACTGCCAGACATTGAAATAGTAACAGTTGCTGGTGGAGGTGCTTCTGAGTCATACGAAAAAGCAACAACAATCACTAAAACAACAGGCCACGTTTGGGTACGTTATGTACTAACGACAGAGTTATGCGACAGAGAGTTTGTTTTGGACGAAGGCACATATGAAATATCGGGCTTAGAAGTGTCTTCATACGAACACAAAAAAACACTAGCACTTGCGAATATGAACGCTGGCTCAAGAACTGTATTAACAGGTGACTTAAGAGGAACACACCAGTTAGGACCATTCTCAGATGATGAAAACGCTAATTGCGACACGACACTTGTTGAAGACTACAACTGGTCAGAGTATGATTTAGAAGATTATTTAGATATGTATCCTGGGCAGATTATCAACAGTGTGACTGGCGAATCGAAAATAAAGATATACACTTGGATTGAAAATAGATATTTCAGCCACGACACAAGATTAGATGAAGAAACAATAAAAATTGACGACTATAGATTATCGACAAACTGTTATTTTAAAGAAGTTAGAATAGAAAAACCTATGGATGTCTTTGGAGACTATTATAGTACAGGCACTACAGTATTAACTAAACCGTATCACAAAAGTGAGCCAAACCATAAATGGCGATGGGGTAGAAGACTAGGCGGACAAGATGCTAACAACTTTAAAGCAACACTAGATACAAAAGCATTTGAATTAGAAGATAAAAGAATACAAGCAGGTTTGGC